ATAGTAAAAATGGTAAACAGTAAAATTAATGATTCAATTAACATGCGAATTTTCGCTGCGTTGAAAGTGAGTGAACTTAGTGGTGTACCTTTGTTTCTGTTGAGTAATCCAGGCATTGGTAAGACCACCACAGTTAAGCTTTTTGCAAAAGTTCGCGGGTATGAGGTAGTTGCATTGCACGGTAACAGAATGAGCTCTGAGGCTATTCTTGGTTATGATTGTGCTCCATCAGACTTAGAGAAGTTTGATTCAGCTAGACACCTCAAGCCTGCATGGTTTAAGAGAATCTTAGAAAATGGAAGAAATGGAAAGAAGAGTCTACTTTTCTTGGATGAGTTAACAACATGTCATGAGTACGTACAGTCTGCTTTGTTGAGTCTTGTATTCGACAGGGAGATTGATTCAGAGAGATTACCAGAGGATACTTTGGTAGTAGCGGCAGGTAATTACGCAAACAACTTGAGTAATACTGCTACAATTCTTCCACCTATGTTGAACAGATTTATGCTATATAATCTCAAGGTGGGAGTCAATGATCTCGACGTATTCTTTAACAAGTTCGAGGGTTCTGCATCAGGTCAGAGGGTTGATTATTTTGATGTTCTCTATAAGCAGATGCAGGAAATTGATTCACAGGAGAAGAAGTTCAGTCCAGAGAAGCTTGCTATGATTGGTGAGCATTTCGAGAAGAGTATCAAGTTCGTTACTAAGTCATTGATGTCAGGTGGTGAAAGGCCAGTTGATCTTGGTGTGACGGAGCTGCAGACAATCTACTCTGACATTGATGGTGATAATGACCTTCCAAACTTCATATCACCTAGATCTGCTTGTTACGCTAGAGATATTACCATTGCTACTTACATTGCGTTTGGTAGTGCTGGTATTAATTCAGACAACTATAAGAGCATGATGTATGGTCTTATTGGTATGGGTCTCAAGCGTAGTGGTAATGGTGAGGTAATCAAGACAAATATTGTTGATGATTACGTTAGGGCCATGATCGATGTTGTGAATGATGTCGAGAAGATGAACAATGATAAGATCCCTGAGTATGAGAAATTCTACAGAGATATTATCAATAGTGCAGTAGACGGAAAATTGGATATCGCTGCTATGAATGCAAGTTCAAACAAGATCAGGGAGATGATTGATGACCCAGATGTTAAGGGTATTGATCGTCCTATGGATCCAGGTATTGTTCAGCAGTTCTGTGAAATCTTCAGAACATCAGGTAAGAAACTTGTTAGTGGTTATAAGATTGACCCTAGTGGTGAAAATGTAGCTAATGTAGTTGTGGAGAAATTCGCAGGTGACATTAACTACTGGAACAATCTTGCAACTCTTATGGTGTCATTGAAGGCGCTTGTAAGTAATACCAAGTTCTCATACGATTCTAGTATTAAGACTGATATTAAGAATACACAGTCTGAGTTGAGAAAGATCAGTTTCAAGCTTAAGACAGTTAGAAAGTCTTACCTGAACAATGATGATAAGGTACTAGCTGAAATTGTCCCAGAGGTTAAGAGCTGTGTTGATGAGTAGTTAAGTTAAGATAGGACTTTGGGTTGGTACTATGATTATCACTCAAAGTCTTATTAGTTCCAAATTATAACTAACAAGAAATCAGCAATGAAAACAAAACAAGAACTCGAATTTATAGAGAACCTAGTTAAGAGGGCCTATAATAATCGGAACTGGGGAAACATACTTAAGGAGAAACTTGATAAGCCTTATAATCCTCAGAATCCAGAACTAGGTTATTCATACAGGCATCAGTCATTTGATGGTGAAGGTAAAAAAGAGTTCACTACCTATAATGTTGTTTGTGCACGTACTGGAGTTAATGATATTGACTATCGTGTAAAGCTTCATGAGTACGGACACATCTATCTAGCACATCTTGACGGTATCTATGAAGAAATGGATACTAGAATTTGTAATGTGCTTAGAGATTACAGGGGTGAATTGATTGAGACAGTTAATAAAGGCTGTGGTATCAATTTCGGTGATAAACTGATTGAGAGAGTTATTGATGATCCAGTACTTAATCATAGTCTTCACAATATTGCAATGGACATGGAAGTAAATACTAAGGTCCTAAGCAAAGATGATGTGGAGGTTATGGAGAGTGAGTTATCAAAAATTCTTCCCGATACACTTAGCGATAAACTTAAGGAACTTCTCAAGACAACCACAGATGAGGAAGTCAAGAAGAAGATAGAAGATCGTCTCAAGAAAATGGGAAATGAGGCTAAGATTAAGTTTATCCTGCCAGAGAGATATCACATGGCAGACGGTACACCTTTCCCAGATAATGCCGACTATCTTGAGTATCTTATTCTGATCGTTAAGAATCTTGATCAGTTTATTAAGATGATGATCAGTATTAGTAGAGGTGGTAACGGCGATACTAGTGATGTTACCTCAGAGGATGTCCAGGATGCACTTGGTGATGAAAATAGTGCGATGAATAATCTGGATGACCTTATGGAGCAGATGGGTATGTCTGACGGTAAAGGTAAGAAGCAAGATCAAGGCAAGGACGGCCAAGGTTCAAGTAATGGTCAAGAAGGCGGTGAAGGAAATGATGCTAGTAATTCCGGCGGTTTCAAGGGTGACTCTGAGAAAACCGAAAGTGGCAATCAGGGAACTAGAGATACTGACTTTTCTGAACTAGAAGGCGGTACTCATCATGATCACTGTACAGACTCTAGAGATGACGCTGACAGAAAAAGAGAGGTTGGCGAAATTAAGGCTGGCGGTGGAACTGGTTGTAGTGGTAGTGGAACATCTAGTGCAAAACGAAAGGTGAGCAATGCAGATCCAGTCGACGAAGCAATAGATCAAGTACTCAGGAACTATAAGAATAAGGTAGTTAAGAAGGAGATTAAGAAAGATATGATGTGGAACTATAACAAAGGCATCAATCGAACTGTTATCGCCCCAGCTATCTTACCTAGAGTTACAATTAAGGATGAACCGAAGATTGTATACTTGATCGATGTTAGTGGCTCTATGGATACTGAACTGGTTGATAGAGTCTTGAATACTATTGCAAGAAAGATGAAGTCAATTGGTAGAGGTCTTCACTATGACATTATCAGTTGGAGTACAGAGCTAGAGGATCATTTTAGAGACATTGACCCAAGAAAAGGTATTCCACATATCTCAATGGGTGGTGGTACTAGAATGGCAAAAGGTATCAAGTACTTCAGAGATCACTACAAGGACGACTCTATCTTAGTTGTTATATCAGACTTTGAGGATTACTTAGAGGAATGGCAACAAGTAGAGAGAACAATGAATAAGTATGCACTCTATGGTTTCAATTATGGCCGTAGTAATTATAATGTAGATTTTAAGAACCTGATCGTTAAGAACTTCAATGTGAGTTATAAGGGTCCAAGGTATTAAAGTATGATAAGTAGACAAAAGATTCATAGATTAGTTGAGTCAGTATATAATTACATATTCAAAGTATTTAATGTAGTTGAAAGTACTGACAAGCCTAATAATTCGGTAGGTGTATTTGTTAGCTTGGGTATTACAACACAACTAGATACTATCAGAAGCATTAAGGATATTTTTGATAACATGAAAGAATATAGTGCTAAGGTAGTTGAGATAGTTAGTGAGAAAGTTGGAAATACCTATGTTAACACTGTGCACGAAGATGTTAATCCAGGGCAGTATAGATTGAAAGAGCTGCCTGAGGATTTAATGAATAGAGAAGAAGCAGTAAGTGAATTAGAGAGGATGCAAGAAAAAATAAATCCTCAAAATGACTTAGATTCATTAGTTAAGTGTGGAGTCAAGGTTCAGAAATTAAAGGACTTGATAGGAAAGCTTGATGAATCTAATAAATGGGATTCTCACTTGATTCAGAGACTAGGTGATTGTGATTATAGAATTTTTCACCTAGACCTCAATTATGAAAGACGTGGGGACCTTGAATATAGAGTAGGAATATTGATAAGTGAAAAAGAAAAACGAGAGGATTAGTCTTCTCGTGGTACTAGTATTGATTGGATTTGGTATTGGTATGTATGTTGGAAAATGTATATATCAGCCAGGTCCAATTAATCTTGCTCCCCAGAAAGTACCCGAGAAACTAGTAAGACAGGAAAATAAGAGAATAGGGGAACTTAAGACACAAGAAAAACAGGTAGGAGACACAGTAACAGTAATAAAAGAGAGAATTAGTACTGTCTGGAGAGAAAGAGTAGAGGAGTTAAATAAGATTGACAGCCTCCCACTCGATAGCAATATTAACTACCTCAGGAAAAAAATAAAAGAATATGAAGAGTAAGGTAATCATGCTTTTCTTTTTGTTACTACCTATTATTGGACATGCACAAGAGAAAGTAGTAATTAATAACGACACACTAATCACAATAACACCTGGAAATCTGAGGACCATAAATAAGATGATAATGGACTTAGATTATCATAAACAGGCTGTGAAGGACTATAAGGAATTAGTTAAGAGAGATAGTGTGTTATTGGGGATTAAAGACTCACTAATTGTCCAGTATAACCTAAGAGAAGCGAAGAAAGAGAAATACTACATAGACCAAACCGCTAAACTAACCGCTGATAATAAGAGGCTGAAGAAAGAAGGTAGGAGAAGAACTACTTGGATGTCAGCAGTGTGTTTATTAGTAGGTGCAGTGCTTGGTCTATTAGTTAAGTAAGAAATATTGAACTGTCAGTATTTCTTTTTATTTTTGAAGTTATGATAGAAATAGTAATAAATCATGATCCATCTAGGCATGAGTATAAAATCTATGAGCCAACTACTGATACATTGATGGCGTCGAGTAATCTAACTGAGGCCTTGTGTATGTTAAATAAATTCATTGAGAGTAGTGGCCTGTCTAATGTTGGTAATATCTTAGATTGTCCTGATATCTCTTATCACATAGATTCAGCAACAATGAAGGCTATGATAGAGAGTAATATATCGCTCCTAAACAGACTTCGTACTGCACCTAGTGGATTTGCGGCGTCTAGTCAAAAATTCGGAGGCACAACACAATTCCAACAGAAGATGACACAACAGAAAGCAATGCAGGGCGGAAGTAGTCAGAGGAAAAAGAATACAATGTCCTCTGGTTTTTCTAGCGCGGATGGATTTAGAAAAAGTTACAAAAAATTTAAAAACAATTAGAGAAATATGAAATCGGAACTGAAAATAAACACCTCCTTTGTTTCTCCTGCGACACTTGAGAGATTTAGGAGTAATAATATCTTGCCAATCTTTATAGTAAGAAATATAGAAAATTCAGAATTAATTGGACAGTATAGTGGTTCACCTGTACACTTGAAGGAATTATCTCCAAGTAATGAACTATTTAGGAAGAAGAGGGATAAGGCATTAAGTATTGATGAGTTTAAGAAGTTATATGCGATTGAAATAACAGAGAGGGTTGATCTTAAGAGGATAATTGATAAGCTTGAGTCACTAGTTGAATTATCTGGTGCTAGGTCTATTGTATTACTTGGTTATGGAAGTGATTATGATAGTTGCCATCGATCAGTCCTCGCTAAGATTTTAAATGGAAGCGGCTTACTTGAAAAACCGGTTAAAGAGTTAGTAGTATGATAAGTAGTACAGATTTTCAGGAGGCGGTTATTAAGTACCTGGAAAAATATGACATCTACCCATTTTCTGTTACCTATACAAGCGAATATAATAGGTCTAGTGATGGATGTATACTTGGCATTACTACTTTTATTGTGGATGATATTGATACAATCCTAGAACTCCTTGACTATAAGAGCTTGTGTGATAAGAGTGGGTTTACGGTATTCAGAGATAATTGTACAGTTATTTTACAAGGAATGCCACTTGTTCACATATATAGTTTGATATGAGGAACTTAGAAATATTTAGAGGATACATGGAACTAATGTATTCTGATAAGTGTCCACCTATTAGAGAGAAGGATATAACTATTGATAATTTTATAATAGGTAGGTTCAATAGTTCAGGTTTTACGGTGCACTACTTATATAATGGTTCAAGTCTCTCTATTTCATCAAAGTGGTTAGGGATGTTTAAGCAGCTCTATTTTTCAAACCATGCCGAAATCTTCTATAATGCTAGTAATGACACAACTACTAAGGACCTGGATAAATACTTAGATACTTTTATTTATCTCAACACAAACTTACAGACTTGGTTAGGACAATCAATAAGTAAGGTATGTGGTCCTGAATTTCTCGACTGCTTATCTAGTATCTGTGAAATGAAGACAGGAAGATTTAGAAAGTTTATGAGAGAGGAATATGAGCTTGACTTAGAACCTTTCAAGTATTGTTCACTAAGTAAAAATTTTGATATATGATAATTAATATTTACACCGACGGATCACACCTAGACAAGCAAAATAATGGTAGACTTGGATGTGGTGGTGTTATGGTGCAAGATGATAGTGCAGGTAAGTATGGGACAATCCTAGATAAGTATAGTCAAGAATTAACCCCAGACTACATGCAGGCTGAGTATGGCAGTAAAAATTGTAGTAATCCAACAGCCGAAATGATTGGAGTACTTATGGCCCTCTCTAATTTTAATATCCCAAGTAATGCAAGTAAGGTAGTAGTATTTGCAGATTATATTGGTGTTAGAGAGTGGTGTACAGGCAAGTGGAGAATCAAGGAGCCATACATCAAAAAAGTAAAAGGGCAGATAGACGACGTAATAAAAAGAAAAGGTCTCACAGGGAAGATTAGTTTTGAATGGGTAAAAGCACACCAAAGAACTATTAACCGAGACTCATACTGGAATAATTACGTCGACCTACTCGCAAAAGGACAAACTAATTAGAAGAAATGATTGTATTAAGAACAAAGCAGTATTCATCATTCTGGCAGAAATTTAAGGGTAACCCAGACTTGAAAAATAAGCTAAGAACATGGGACCCAAACTATATTAATCCAGATGTTAAGAAAGAACCATTATTTAAACATTTTCCAAAACAGGTACTATCATGGTTATCATTCCTATATGAGAATGTAAGGGAGGATAATGACGGCTATAGCATTAAAGGTTTTTTAGGTAAGACACCAGTATGGGTATTTTCTTATGACAGTGTACTAAATCAACTTTCTGGTAAGAGGGCTGGTTTTGGTATTCCTAAACAAGACGGTGCTATTAAACTTCTATGTCTAGGGAGTTATGAATACCTAAGTTACCACGTGGCAGAAAATATAATGTCTCTTGGGCTAGAAAGTCTTGACCCACTAAGTAATGTTGCCAATAAACTTGCTACTAGAAATAACTTGTTATCAGATGAGGAAAGGGATCCAAATAATCTAGGTAAGTTAATAAAGAATAGATTTTATAAATAAGTAGGAAATATGAGAGGTTTTTGTAAGGATGATGAGAAGAGAATTCCTAAGTCTGGCAGGTCTGGATTAATAGAGTATAAGGATCTTCTCGGCGCTAGTGTTTATATTAAGTCACTAACAATGGGAAACGGCTGGATGTGGAATAAGGATGGAAGAAAAGAATACAAGGTAGAGGATATTTCTTTCAGGATTAGTACAGATGGAAAATGCATTACTGTATTGAAGCTTTCTGATTGTCCTGGAAAAACCTTCACCTTGAAAGATATTGAGTTTAAATTAGACTAAGATGGATGAATTAATATTAGGCAGTAGTACAGATAGAACAGTGAGAATAAACTATAGAAGTGATTTCCCACTAGCTGTCAGGTTAAATAATTTCACTAATTTTCCTGATTGTGATTTCGAACTTCGTGCTACCGTTGATAATGAAGTTAAGTCATACTGTGTTGAGAAGAAGTTAAGTCATACTGTGTTGAGAAGAAGGATGGTGTCTATAAGAATTGTAAGGTACAGGGTGATCAGTTAGTAATATTCTTCAACAATCACGGTCTCAGTACTGGTAGACTTAAGATTGAGATGATTCTTTATGTACCTGACCCTAACTATGCAGATGGGTTTAGGCAGGAATACTACTCAACGATTACAAATATATTACTGGTTGAGGGAAATAGTGATGTAATTGATAATACTGTCCCATCAACTCCAAATTCACCTGTTGCATCTGTTCAGCTTACAAACTTAGGTAATGCAGTGAGAGATGTACAGGCTAAAATAAAAGAACTACAGGCCGCTACAGGTAATGGTGGTGGTCTTAGTAGTGATATGTTGGCTGGAAAACAAGATCGAATTGAAGACCTTGATACAATCCGCAGTAATTCTAATATGGTTGCGGGAAAACTTAGCAAGGAAGAAGCCGATCAATACTATCAGCCAAAGGGGCACTACTTAACAGAACACCAAGATATTAGCGGCTTAGTAAGTAAGGAAGAGGCTGATAGATTATATAAGAAAGTAGGTGATGCTGAAGGAAGTGTAGGTACTAGTGTGGATCTGAGTAGTGTTAATGAAGAGTTAGGAAAGAAGCTGAGTAAGACAGAGGCAGCAGAATTATACCAACCAAAGGGAACATACCTGACGGAACATCAAGATATCAGTGGTCTCCTTAGTAAGTCAGTGGCAGAGGAAACGTATCAAACAAAAATCACTGACTTAGATAGTATCAGAGAAAAGGCTGGACTAGTTGATGGAAAGCTTGGTAAGGAAGAAGCAAGGGAACTCTATCAACAAAAGGGAGAGTACCTAACAAGCCATCAAGATATTAGTGGACTACTCGAGAAGACTAAGGCAGAAGAATTATATCAGCCAAAGATTAGCGACATTGATAGTATTCGTGAGAAAACAGGACAGGTTGAGAGTAAACTAAGTAAGTCTGATGCTGAAGAAAAGTATCAGCCAAAGGGAGAGTATTACACTAAATCAGAGGTTGATGTAAAGATAGGTAATATCCCAACATCATCTTCTTCTCCAAGTGGCCAAGCTAGCGGAGAGTTTAATCCTAGGGGTGTTTGGAATAAGACAAATACTACTAAGATTGAGGCGTATGTAGATAATAAGGGAAAGTTTACTAGGTCTTCAAACTTTAATTCTTACTTAATACCGGCTGAGGGAATTGATAAGATCACTATTACAGGGGCAGGTGCAACAGATACAGTCCCTTGTGTATTCTCTTGTTTTAATAAATTCTTAGATCCTCTTACCAGTACTGAACCTATTTCAATATCTAGGGCAGAGACAGCTAAGACAACACCAACTAATTATACTCTTACCAGCTCTGATATTCCGGCAGGTACAAAGATGGTAGTGGTAAGTTCTAGAATTGTTGATAGCTTTACAGGATTCGATTTTAGTATTGAGTATGACAAGCTAAATACTACTTCTAGATATGCACAAAGCTTATCTGATTGTGATTATATGGCACCATCTTCTGCGGTACTAGCAAAGGATCTACTATTCATTAACATAACAGATCGCTTAGTACAGGGTAATGTAACTATTACTGCATCTGGTTGGGATGTAAATCAAGCTAACCCTAAGAGATGTTACTGTATGATCGAGCTTAATAGTGGTATTACAGTTCATATACCATCAGGACTTAGATCATATATTGGCATACAAGACAAGAGTGGTGTTTATAGCTTCGTACCTTGGACAACAGGTAAGTACACAACTACTAAGGATGGTAAGTATTGTTTCTTGCTTAGTAAGATTGATAATACTGACCTATGGATAACCGACTTAGGTAATTATCCTCCTTTTAAGTTAGAAGTAGTAGGTAAGTCAACTCTAGAGGTTATTATGAATTCACTCAAGCTCAATGGTATTGATGTCTTGAGTAATAAAGTTAACACTGAAAGTACCGGAAAGGATTATTCTAAGTACGATACAATTATCAAGGGCGTTAATCATAGAGGTTGGACAGGCTTAGGTGCAGCACAAGATACACTAGACGCATATAAGGATTCATTTGCGATGGGTTTCAGATATGTTGAGGTAGATGTGCATAAGACCAGTGATGATAAGTTTATAATTGGACATAATGATGAACTTCCAGATAGACTAGTTAATCCTGCAACTGGCGCTAAGGGTAGTACAGTTAAGATAGCAGAACATACATTAGAGGAACTTAAAGCATTCAAAGATTCTAAGGGTGGAACAGTGACTGAACTATCTGAATTCTGTAAGCTCTGTAAAACTTATGGACTTCACCCTTACATAGAAACGAAGAAGGCGTTTGATGAGCAGACCATGTATAAGATCCTAGATATTATTACTAGGAGTGGTCTTAATTATAACTTCACTATTATATCTTTTATTGAATGGACACTGGAATCCTCTATTAAGTATGATGATAAGATTAGAGTTGGTTTAATCTATGATAAGGTTCAGGATAATACAATAGATGATGTAGTGATGAGGATTAATAAGATAAAGTCTAAGAGTACAAATAGGATCAATGTTTTCCTAGATGCAAATGGTCAATATTTCAAAACACCAAGTGAAGCAGTTATGACAAAACTACTTGCTAATAAACTACCGCTAGAGGTTTGGACTATGGATACCGAGGCTGATGTACTTGCGCTAGACTCTTATGTATCTGGTGTAACGTCTAATACAGTACATGCAGGAAAAGTACTACATGATAAACGATAATAAACAACAATGTCATATTTTACAGTCTCCGAGTTATGTAGCTCTAATACGGCTACTAGATTAAAGTTGAACAATACACCACCACCAGCAATCAAGAAAAACCTAGAAGAGACAATAAAATTTCTAGACTTGATTCGCGTTGAGTGGGGTAAGTATTGTGAAAAACATGGCCTGGCTAATCCGTCAATAAAAGTATCAAGTGGTTATAGGAGTCCAGCAGTTAATAAGGCTGTTGGTGGTGCCCCTACATCTGCTCATCAATTTGGTTATGCGGCGGACTTACAACCAGCCAATGGTAAGCAGACAGAATTTGAGAAGTTCTTTGTGACAGTTTTTTCTAAGCTGGGTCATAAGTACGATCAGATCATAATTGAAAAGAGTAATACATCTAGGTGGGTACATGTTGGTTATAAGAAGGCCGATGGTACACAGAGAATGATGTGTTTTAACCTAAAAGTATCATAACAAATATGGAAGTAGTAACACTAGGAATCAACAGACAGAATTCAGAAACCCAGGGGGGGAGAACTTAGTAAGAATTAATAAGAAGAGTGATTTTCCTCTAGCAGTTAGATTATTGAGAGGTGGTCAGGTAGTACCATTTCCAGACTGTGACTTTACAATGGAGGCACACATAGAAGGTAGCTCTGAAGTATATAGGGCAGAGAGAAAAGGTGGTGTTTGTAAGCATTGTAAGCAGGATGGAGATAGATTGATTTTGTTCTTTGATAATCATAACTTCGCAGAGGGAAGGCTCTTAATGGAACTTACTATTGAATACCCAGACCCAGATTACTCAGAGGATGGCATTAGACAGGAGCATTTTGTAGAGATCGCACCAATTCAGATAGTAGCGGATAATGGTGATGCACTTGATCTTCGCTTACCTGAACCAAGAGTAGTAGAGAAAGTAGTTGAGAAGATAGTTGAAAAGCCAGTTGAGAAAATTGTAGAAAAGGTAGTAGAGAAAGTAGTAGATAATAGTACCTATACAGACTTACAGAAGAAAGCAGCGAGATGGGTAAGTATGATGGTAGAAGAAAAAAGCTATAGCCAAGAAGAAAAAGAGAAAACTATAAGTATATTAAGTAGTATTTTCGAGCTAGTTAGTTTAAATGGTTTTGATTCAATCCACTTAGACGATACCCAAGGTCTTTTCGCAGATATTAGTAGTTCAGCAGAAGACTTCAATGATCGATTAGAGTTCGCCAAGTTTTTAATAGAGGGAACAGGTGGATTAGGTACGTACGGTATATTTTCTAACCTAAATGCACCGGAACTTGATCTGGAGATATTTATTGGTCCTACTAGTAATGTATCCTTAATCTCACTATTTCAACACTCTACTTTGAATACTATTACTATAAATGCAGAGGCTACAGATTTTACAGTAACTAGTGCTAGAAATTTTGAAGAAAGTATAGATGTTAGTAAAAACCTAAACATGTTTCAAGATTGTACTGCAAGAAAAGTATCAGTTAATAGTATGTCTGTGATGAACGACAATAAAGGTTGGTATTTACTTCCTAGTGTTTATGACAGTAATGTAGAGTGCTTTGATTTCAGTGGTGGAGGTGAAACAGGAAATATTAGATTTAGTATTAGTAATATTATTGAAAATTTACTTCCCGATGTAACTAGTCGAGATCATAAGCCTAATATTATCTTTAGGGACTATACTGGTGAAGCTACTGAAGAGCTAAAGCAGAAGGTACTGGATAAGGGTTACACGTCTGTTGAATTTTACATGGGTGATACTAAGGTTTTATAATAAAAAATAATTAGATTATGAGTAGGGTAGTTAGGAGTGTAAAGGGTATGAGTATTAAGAGAGGTGGTTCTCGTAATACTACCCCTATGACTTACAAGATTGACAGGCCTAGGGTTGATCAGATTAAGGAGCTAACAAAGGGTATTAAGTCTGGAATGGGTCTTGATAAGTGCTCCTTAGATGTTATGAAGTTAAGTTAAGATTATGGAATTATTAGAAGGAACAGGTATTGACAAGTTTAATGTAGGTCAGGGTCTTTCATCAGCAATCATGAATCAACTAAATGATGCAATAAATATGAATGCTCGCGCCCTAAATACCCTACTTAAATCTGACATAAACCTGAATGCTGAAGTAGGTGATTATAAGAAGACCTTTACATTCAGCGAAGCAATAAGTCAAGTACCAGTCTCTAGAAGAATATCAGGTATTAAGTTAAGATATATTGATACCCTTACTAAGACTTGGGTAGAATATGTCTTTACTGGTACTGATTCTAGTGAGTGGGAAGATGAAGGTTGTTGGAATTACAGCCTTAGTAGTATAATTAGTGGAGGAGAGTTTTAATGATCTGGAAAAGCGAAGAAGGTTTTAAGGACTATAGCATCTCTTTATCAAGTCTTAAGAAGTCATTAGGTATTGAGAAGGTAGACTATGAGGTTAGGCCAGAACTTGCTCCTTACCTAGTTTATATTATCAAGCACCTTAATAACTTACTGATTGATGCCGGTGAGAGTGCCGGTATTGTTGATAAGCTGAGGGTGATTTTTGATGAGCATGAGAGAGGTGCTGATATGATAGTAGGCCTTAAGGGAATGAAGCTAGCTAAGGAGATAGGTATTGAGACAGATAATACATGGGGATCTGTTAATGATTTCTTTGTACCATATGAAGAGGATAGGTTTGTCTTCTGTTGGTCTAATGTTATGTCTAGTCTTATCACTCGTCTTAGGTTACAGTATGCAAGTCTCTTAGTGGAACCTATTACTCAAGGTTGTGGTTGTTGTTGTGGTAAGGGTGAAACACAAAAAGACTGGGAGAAATATACTAGTGGTGTTTGGCCTGAGGAAGAAGATTACAGCAACTATGATTATGGAACAACTAGCACAATGGGTCTCGGAAAGGATGGCTCAGAGTGTACTTGTTGTTATAGGAGATAAGATATTTAGAGGATGAAAAATATAAAAAAATTCAGAAACCTAGAAGAATTTAGGGAATATAGAGCTACAGATGGTTGGGGTTATCCTGCTATTAACTATGTAGGTACTGATGATGGTGGTAAACAGGTTTTCTACAATAACGAGTTTATCATGAGGTGGTATGACGAAGATACACTCAAGGTACCAGTATTTGCAGGAGATATTAAGTATGATGATTTTAAGACTTGGGTAGAAAATAGTAGTTGGCCTTGTGAGATTAAGAAGGATGGTACAGGATTCAACTACCTGAGGAGAGAAGAAACACTTGATGGAAAAGTAAAGCTAGTAGACAGGAATAGACTTGATAACGGAACGACTAGCCATTATAGTAGCCCAGATAAAGATGATTACTTACAGATGACAGAAATACCTAACATCAACGTTGGTCTTTTCTCAGGGGTGGACAATATTAAAGGTTCATACAAGGAGGTTAGATTTAATTTTGATAAAGGCTGTCCAGTGGGTTTTAGAAAGTGGTTTGGTAAGTCTAAGTTCAACAAAGAGCGTGACTGTTATACTAAATTACTTGGTAGGTATGATGCAGTTAATACAGAGACCGGTTTAGTTTGCTCAGTGGGAAATCAGATAGTGTATTCAAAGAAGTGGGTACCTAAGAAATTTAAGGAAGCTAGACAGAAAACTAATAAGGACTTACTTGGTATTACATACTGGGAGCAACTCGTTCTTAGTTTTATCTTGACTGCCTACTATAAGACATTCAATCATAACAGTATTTTCCCAACCACCTGTAATATTCAAAACAGGGTAACGGGTGAATCTGATGCTGAAGAGTCTGGCTTGTCAATTGCATACACTACTTACATGAAGGGTGATGTAAACGAGGGCAAGATTAGTAGTTTCAGGTTTATGCATCTTGAAAATCCATTCTTTTTCAATAAGAGAGGTGGTATTTTCACATTTGGATACTTAGTTAGCAAGACAGACGAGGGTGACAAGATATCTATTAAGTTTGATGAGGTGCTTGCAAATGATGAATACTTAAAGACAGAGAGTTCAGATGTAGTACTAGATGCAACTAAGAGAGAATGGGGAAAAACACCTGGGACTAGATTCATTGGGGAGGTAGACTTATATGGCAACTCTATGAAATCTAGTATCCCTGCTTCATCTACCACTGGATTTTGCGCGTCGATAATCAATACGCATGGTCCAAATAAGTTAGAATCTGAAAAAGGTCTGATCGTTGGTGGTGTCGGTATGTCGGAGAGTCAGGTAAGTGCATTATCTAAGGAAGTATCGTATAATGAAACCGACGCAGATTCCAGTGTTGAGCTCAGGTTTAGATTGACGATGTAAAAAAAAAATAAGAGAGAATTGGTTAGGTAGTTAATTCCTTTCCTTTTCTCTCTTTCTTGTTTGTCCTAGCTAACCCAGTCCTTTATTCTCTCGGTACATAAGGTGATCAGTTCCTCTCGCTTACTATCACAGAGCGGAATGTTACCTACTATGCTTACCTTTTTATTCACTGTCCAACCATTCTCATTACAGATCATATCAAAAGTAGCTTCATCTATGTCTAGTAAGTCTTTATAGGTCTTTACTTCCCGAGATTTTCCTTCTTTATCTCTAAGAATAATACATCCATTTCTCCAACCTTGATATAGAACACTATTATCTAGTGTTTTTTGATATTCCTTATAAAAATCTACGGTTAACTCTCTTAGACTTTCTAGATCGTTATCTGTTTTACTCTTTATTATCCAATCCTCGAAGCATGAATGTCTAGACCACCTAGATGCCTTTTTTACAACCAGACCATTACCATCGCTGTATGTAATCCTAATAGTGGGATAGGAAATCATATTAGCCCTTGAAAGATGTATTCCCATTAGTTTATTTAGGAAGTCTCTAAAAGTCTTTCCCAAGATCTGTGTTGGGTAGTAGATAAAGATTGGAAATGTATTACAGAGACTTGGAGACATCTTGTATAGCTCACCAAGTGCAGGACAAGTATCTACTATATACTCATTCCACAGCTTTTTAATATCAATACCAATCTTATTTAAATGGCTCTCACGTACACTTTCTAGAAACTCAGTATATTTCTTATTATCATTTACACAGTAGAAGTCCCTCAGAGAGTTCTTATCTGCCCTAGTAAAAGGAGTTCCTAATAGTTCTGCATCTTTTTCGTCCTTACTTAGCAGGGACTCTATCTCACTGATGCTACTAGATGGTTTCAGATTTTTAGATATCAGCTCTAGTGTAGTATTGCAGGTTAGTAAGTCAAAAATCTTTTCCAGTTTTCTATTAATCTTCTTGAGTGAATCTACATAGTTTCCTGCTCTCTTACACAGACCTTTGTAGAATTCTGGATAGCTTGCTTTGATTTTGTCAGCGTCTATTGCATAAGGCCTGAACATAAATGGTAAGTCTTCCTTTATTTTTACACACCCATTATTAAAGCTAACTATACTGAACACTTGAGCTTGGTAGTCTAGGGTCTTATCTCTCCTACCATTTACTAAGATTGTTGTTAAGTCACCTCTAGACTTTTTTGAAATGCCTGATAGAAATTCGAGGTCTAGATAGAATTCTTGAGATTTTGCTATATCCTCAAGGTCCATATCTGATCTAACTTCATCCCAAGCCAGTCTCTGTTCTTCTGTTAGGTTAGACTCTACTGCATTTTCGACATACAGCTTTAAATCTTCATAATACTTCTTGTAATTTTTATACTCACTTGAATTCAATAACCATGAATTCGTAATTTCTAATCTGTCTTTTTCACTAATCATACTCATTAAAATAATTGATTATTACTACATATAAGGATTCTAGGGCAAAAAAATAAGAGACCAGAAATTAATCTAGTCTCTATCTCTTTTATAGTATTCTCTTAAGTTTTTCTATCATACTGTCTAAGTCATCGCCTCTTTCAATACTAACTGATTTTCTCCAGGTCTTAAGATAACTCATAATACCTTTAGATTTACAGAAACTCATGAAAAGCTCTGGATCAAAATCAAATAAGTCTTCAACCGTTAATAGGTCTTTTCTATTTTTGAAATCTATTGTATATGTATATGGGTATTTCTCACTACTGACAATAAACAAGTCACTGAGTTTATCATTTACTCGTCTGTAGCTTATCTTAAATATTTCGTTTTGTAGTGTACGAATCCTAGTAATTATTGGCCTTACCTCTGGAATCTTATCTATATTTGAGGTTACCCAATTATTTAGCGACATAAAACTAGATAGACTTACGAACTCACTAATAATAACGGGCGGTTTTTTTGACATCTTACTAAAATCTATCGTAATATTTATAGGTACTACTGCTTTACTGTACTTTTCACTTTTTTCCTCTGTATAGATTGAATCAAGCTTACTACCATTAATGAACCCAATAATAGAAATACCATCCAGTGTTTCATAGATAGATGGATGTTTCTGATAAATTTCATAGAGTGCAGGGTTATTATGTATTATGTACAGCTCTATTAGTTTTTTCATTTCTACCGCAAGTTTGTCATGACTCTCAGTAGCATCCCACTCTGATAGATTATGATACCTTTCCTTTATATAATTGCAAATGATATATCTATCACGCACTGATAACTTTCTTCTCAGTACATCTTCTCTAATGTATTCCTTTTTTAACATAGCTTATAAAGTTTTGGTAGTTCTTTTTTAAGTTTTGTCTTTGTCAGATTTTTATCACTAAGTACTTGACCTAACATATCTATCTTACTATTTAAACTTTTACACACACTAACATACCGAATAAGTAAGTTTTTTAAAGTATCATACGCTTCTTTGTTTGTACTCGCCAAGCTTTCAAAACTATCAATAGAATAACTATCAAAAAGTCTAGGTAATTGATCTCTGAAAACTATTGTAAGGTCTCGAATTTCCGGGACAACATTCGTATCAAAAGTGCTGACATACCTACCGTTATATTCTTTAAATCTAGGAAGGATATTATAAAATGTAATACCAAAGTTAGGAAGGTATTTCCCTATAAAAACATCAAAGAATGATCGTCTTATGTCATCCTGTTCTAGTATACAGGATGGGTTTACATTTTTCGCCTTCTCAATTAGATTTAACATACTTTCCCCTAGTGAACTCTCTACATAGTACTTGACAGTATCCACTATTTCTTTTTTCAACTTAATAATCTCTAAGTAGTCCTTGGACGTAGAAATCCAAGAACTGGTTATTTTTAATCTTATATTATTTTCCATCTTACTTATAAGGTATTGACTTGCGTCTAGATCCCTATAGTTCTCTTATAAGTGTATAATTAAATTATCAATTATGAATATTAGCAAAATTTTAGATCAAGAGAATGTAGAGAAGAACCACCAACTCTATGCAGCTGGACTTCTCGATGTAGTTAGTTTTCTAGTAGTGGATCTTTGGGAACAGCTAGAAGAAGAAAACAGACTTAGAGGTATCGTTAAGACATACCAGAAGAAAATCAGCACTGCGTTTGGTACAATCAATAGCGGTGTAACTGAGTCTTACCTTCTTCTATTTGGTAAGATCCTTTACTTACACAAGGGATTACTTAGGAAAGAGTTTAACAGACTAACTACTAAGAGGTTATCTCCAGCTGATGCATCTATTACTATCATAAGACGCCTACTTAGTATTATACTTGAGGTCGAAGATCTTGAATGTAAGACTGAGGTAGAAAGCATCAAAGAGGTAATAGATAATCTTTGGGAGTATATTAAGAACAGATCAAAGAACGATTCCCTGTTTAACTTAGCGGATGTTGTAAAAACTAATCTCAATAAGGGAAGTCTTGGAAAATATGCGCTCGATGAATTTACCCTCAAAGAGCCAGAGTACACAAAAGATCCTATTCAAGATGATGGGGTCAGACTTAATGAAAGTAGTGATGCAGCTAACAAACTACTTGAAATAGAAATGTAATAGGAATGGACAGAAAAACAGTAAATACACTGATTGTCGACGATAATGACTTTGAGTGTAAGAAAGATCGCAGTAAGGTAACATTAGATGATATTAAGATGTCTAATATTGGTTTTATTGCGAGTGACCTAGAAAAGTATCCAGTAATTATCTATAAAGGTAGGCTTGGTAAGAAAGCGCTAAAATTGGATATCTAGGGAAGTAAAAAAAGTCTAAGGCCGGAGAACTAAATCTCTAACCTTAGGCTTTTAATTTTTTTGTTCTAATCAAGTACATAGTTTAGAACAGTTTTTTCCCTACCTAATTTCTCGTCATACTCTCTATCTAAGCATACGAGGTTGTCATAGTTGTAAGGGTAGAACATTAGATATTCATACTTAAATGAACCTCTATTTCTACTAGACGTTACTTCTACTCCATCCTGCTCATCGAGAATATCAAGTAGTATGTTTTTTGCAATATCGACCGTAATACCACACTGCTCATTTTCTTTGAACATTGGGTATGATAGTCTACATGCTAAGAGTGAATCTTGTACGACTATATTTCTAATATCACTACAAGAACTTTCTAAGATAGATTCTGAAAGTTTTATGTTTTTCATGAACATAGTTAAAACTTCATTCTTTGGTCTATCTCCATACTCCTCTAGTAAATTTTTATACTGATCAAGATATTTATCAACCTTAATCATTGCTGACCTTTCTTCCCACTCACCTTCATCTGTAAGTGCTTCAAAAGTAATCAACAAGTAGCCATCTAATTCGGCTTGTAGTTTGAGGTTTCCCCACATACTGAAATACTTATCTTTCACCTGTTCGTAAAAACCTTCAACTCTTTTTCCTAGTTCTTTATCGAAACGTCCAATGATAGTAGATAAGAAATCCCTAATATCTACGCTTCCATTTTTGAACTTAGGACCTCCATCTACATACGCTGATTCAGGTATTGTAAATAAGAAGTCAATATAATCAATGCCATCAACCCATGTCTGTCTAATGTGAACGACATTTTCAGAGCCGTTTGCATTGGAGGTGTTTATGCATTCTTCGCCAAAGTCTGCATTTTCATATACAACCTCCGTAAAAAGATCTCTTACGAAGTCCTTGGATTCTGCCACGTTCCCTGTTTCGGTACTTGTTATCGTTCCATCAACTTCGTCAATCTTATAACCTGCCTCTTCAAGTACTTTCGTGTTTTGTTTTTCACGTTCTTCTAGTACTTGTAATTTCTGTTTAGATCTCTTATAAATCCAAACACCTACTGCGGCAATGAGTAAAGTACCAATGCCTAATTTAATTACTTTGTTCTCCATTATAATATCGAACTTTAGGTTTTTATTATTAGACTTTTATTACCTCACTCCGTTGTTAAACTTTGTAAACCCACCACGACGATTACCAGGTCTATTATCCCTGCGATGATCATGGTGACCTCCTCCGTTGTTATTGTGTCTATCTCCCTGACGATCACTACCACCAGGTCTTACATTACCCAACTTGTAAAGGGTTGTGACTGTGGCAACAATACCACCAATTGCAAGACCCGCAAAAATAGCTGAACTTGCATAATTGTCACTGTATGACTCGAGGACTGTTCTCTTACCGCCCTCTCTCTTACCATTGTTACTACCAATGATTCTAGACATCAATTCTAATTTCTTAAACATAATTTGTTCTCCTTTGTTTTATTTGTTGTTACTGTTTCTTCTCAACTCCTTAAGCTCTCTCTTGCTCTTTCCGAGAGACTTATTTGTTAGGTCTGCACCAACTGCTGCAAGTGCACCTACTACTAATACAAGGAATCCTGCCTTTACTGCAAAAGATCCCATCTCGCCTAATGTGTCGCTTACTACTACACATCCTCTTCCGAACTTCTGCTTACGTTCGATTCTCTTTACTAATTTCTCACTCTTCATATAATTAATTTTAATTGTTAATAATTCATGTTTATTTTCTAATTATAAGGTTTTTAGGGGAATCTAGTTGAGGTGGATAAAAAAAAGAGTGCGACAGTATTTCTGCCACACTCAATTCAATTAATAACTATCTGGAGAACTAATCCTTAACTTCAGATTTGGTTTCTTCTACAGTTTCTTTAATCTCTTCAGCTTTCTCTTGATATGCTGATTTAATCTCAGCATACTTTGACTTAACTGCTTCGCAAATTTCTTTGCGTTTGATTACTACAGCACTAACTGCTGCACCGAATATAGTTCCAAAAATGAATTTTCCCATGATTCTTCCTCCAATTTTTAGTTAAAATTGTTAGTATTATTGTACTTACGGTTGTTATTCCAACCGCCTTTGTACTTGCCCTCCCATTTGTTATGGTTAGGCTTCTGCTCTTCTGACTGAGCAGCTGTAGTCTGAGTTTCCTCAGCTACTTCTACAGGAGCTTCCTCCAATACTGGAGTCTCCTTCTTAGCGAACGCATTCTTACATGCATTCAGACCATCGTTACCTAGGGCAACGATCTTCTCACGAGCCGTCTTAGACCCGATCAGTACACCAACAGCAGTACCAACTGCCGCAGCTACAATCTTACCACGATTTCTCTTAAAGAAACCTGGCTTTTTCTCTACTTGCTGAGCTACTGTCTCAGCTACGTTCTCTACTACTTTTTCAGCAGCATCTTTTAAATTCTTGTTCTCCATAATTTTTATTTTTATGAATTGTTAATTGTTAAAAATATCTCTTATAAATGTTTTATTATATTCTCATATATAAGGTTTCTAGGACATTTTAGACGTCAAAATCTGTGGAGCCTATTTTTACCTCAG